AATTAATTCTTCCGGCTATGAGTTTGATGAAGAAAATTGGAGAATTGGTTCTCCTAAGGAAGATATAGATAAAAAAGCTATTGGTAGCGATGGGAAAGTAAATACAGATGTTGGAGTAACTGCTGATGTTAAAGCAGATGTATATATTGAGACAGCTGAAGTAAACGTAAATGTTGATGTAAACATTGGCGAAAAATCATCTAAGGAAAATGATACGACAGATGAAAATCTAGGTTATAATGATTCTCCCCGTAGAAGACGTAGATAATGAACATTGATACTTTGCGAACATTAATTAATGATGTTGACCCTGACAATCAAGTTTTTACAGACGACCAATTAGAGGATTTTCTGGAACTAGAGGGTAATCTATATAGTGCCGCCGCTGCTGCTTGTCAGGCACTTGCGGCTCAATATGCACTTAAGAAAAAAGTTAATGTTCGAGGTATCTCTGTCGAAAATCAGCAAATCTATGAACACTATATGGATTTAGCTAAACAATATACTTTATGGGCCAACGATGGTAGAGGGGATATAGTTGATGATAGCGGAACTAGTGCAGGAGGAAAGGCAATGTCGCTAAGACCCGTTGTTACCGGCGTAACCATATCTGGCATCAAAGCTGCTAACTTAGATATTGATAGAGTTCCTGATGTGTTCCCTAAGCCAATAAGTGATATAGGAAATGGCAGACGTAGAAACTGGAATGGAACTGAGGGATGTTGATATCCCTGATGTTATTGAAGAATTAGGACAACCATTTACTCTTATTAAATTTACGAATCCTACGGAGGAAAATCCAACAGGAGAGTTAAAAATAGAAGTAAATGGTTGTTTTATTGATTATGCGAATCGTTATCAAATTCCATTGAACTCTGATAGTAAAGATACGATAATAATTGATGTATCAAAAATTCAAGACAATATGCCTGAATTATCTGATATAATTGAAGATATAGAGAAAAATCAATATAGAATAACTAAAATATCGAATTATTGGTTTGCTGGAATAAAAGTAGCATCCGAGTTAACAGTAGAGATATAATGACAGAAATTGGTAAATTGATTTCAAATGAGTTATTAAATATCATCAAAGATGAATCAATTGAACTGACTAAAAACGTAACAATAGAGATAAAAGATTTAACACCTGTTGATACAGGACATGCGATGTCAAACTGGATTCCTACAATCGGTAAACCAAATGAAAAAATTATTGGCTCTAAACAAGATGTTTCTGATGTTGAATATAAAAAGTCAATGGATGAAATCAATGGATATGAATTGAATAAAGGTAATTTGTATTTAACAAATAATGTAGAATATATAGAATTACTTAATGAGGGACATAGTT